CGATCCTTTTCTAACCCACAAAACACCTCGATCGCCCACGATCAGACTGGATCGATTTGATCAATTTACAAACGGGAGAGATCCTAAGCGATCCGACCTATTCGGGTTTAGGAGGTGTGCAAACTCCACGAATTCACTCAAAACTGACTGATTTGCCTTCAAAAGGTCATGAAATGATTGACTTTGCTACGGAACTTGGCATCAATTTGATGGAATGGCAAAAGTTTGTTTGCATTCATGGTCATAAAATCCGACCAGATGGTCGATTCGCCCATTCTGAGGCTGGGTTGATCTGCGCACGCCAACAGGGAAAATCGACACTTATGATGTTGCGCATTCTTACTGGCATGTTTGTATGGGGTGAAGGCTTACAACTTGCATCAGCTCACAGACTTACAACCTCACTTGAAACCTTTAGACAAATTGTTGGCTTAATCGAAACTCATCCAAGACTTGAAAAGGAAGTAAAGAAAATCCGATGGCAACATGGTGCTGAGGAAATCGAATTGTTTGGCAATAGGCGGTTTGTTGTAAAGGCTGCCAATAATGCAGCTAGAGGTTTGAGCAAACCTGAAACGATCCATCTTGATGAGTTGCGTGAATACAAAGATGAGGACGCTTGGTCAAGTATGCGTTATTCGATGATGGCTGCTAAGAATCCGCAGGTTTGGATCTATTCCTCAGCTGGAGATCAGCATTCCGTAATCCTCAACAAATTGCGTGAGAGGGCGTTAGCGTCAGCCACGACTAACGATCCGATTGGTTGGTTTGAGTGGAGTGCTGAACCCGATGCACCGATCTTGCTTCCGTCAGGTGAGATCAATTGGGATGCCTTCGCTCAAGCCAATCCGTCATTAGGAATCACAATTCATCCGGACAACTTGAAAGCAGTTATTAACGATCCTCCAGATATTGTCCGAACCGAGGTGCTCGCTCAGTGGGTTGATACAATAAACAGCGCAATTGATGCACAAAAGTGGGCTTTATGTCAGACCGATCCAATACCTTTAGATCCTGACGCACCCACATGGCTTGGACTTGATTTATCGCCTGATCGTAAATTTGGAGCATTAACTGCAACTCAGAAACTTTCCGGAGAAAGATTTAATTTAGTTTTACTCCACACTTGGTCAAATGATTACAGCCTTAACGATTTAGCAGTTGCAAACGATATTGCACCTTATGTAAGAAAATACAATACTCAAACTGTGGCGTATTCCAAAAGGACTGCACAAGCTGTTGCAAGTCGGCTAGTTCCGGCAGGAATACCCATAACCGACATGGATGGGGCTATCTATGCGGAAAGTTGTGATCGGTGGCTGGGCGCAATAAATTCCCATCGATTACAGCATGGTGGGCAGGATGAACTGACCCAACAAACACTTTCAGCAGCCAAATTGCCATTTGGGGATGGCAGTTGGGTTATTGGAAGGCGAGCAAGTCGAGTGGCAGTTTGTGCAGCTGTCGCCTCGGCATTAGCAACATACTTTGCGACACAACCAGAAACGGAGATTGATATTCAAGTCGGATAATTTGTATTTATGGTATATTATGTGCTAATGGGATTATTCGATCGATTTACAGCAAGATCAAACCAACAAGCAAATCCAGTTGATGTGGCTGCTGCATTAGCACCTTACAACGCACAGCAATTAGTTGGCGGAATTTTATTTGGAACTACAACTGCAACTCGTGAACAGTATATGGCGATTCCTAGCGGTGCTCGTGCAAGAAATATAATTTGTTCAACTGTCGGATCTTTACCGCTTGAGCAATATAATCATTTTACAAATGAACACATAAGACCAAACAGAGTTATCATGCAACCAGATCCAAGAGTTGCTGGTTCAGCAATTTATGCATGGTTGGCTGAAGACATTTTGCTATACGGGGTCGGCTATGGAATGCAAATGGACAGCTACTCCGCAACTGATGCATCAAGAATAAGAGCATGGACAAGAGTTGCACCTAATAGAGTATTTGCTTCATTAAATGGAAACTCAACCGAAATCGAATACTACACAGTCGATGGAAAAAGAGTGCCGCCATTTGGAAATGGATCGTTAATTGTATTTAACGGATTAGATGAAGGAATTCTCAATCGTGCCGGTCGCACAATTAAAGCAGCTGCTGAATTAGAAAAGGCTGCTGAAATGTATGCAAAAGAGCCAATGCCACAAATGGTATTGAAATCAAATGGCACAAATCTTACTCCAGAGAGAATAACAAAGTTATTAGAATCTTGGAGAATATCAAGATCAACAAGAGCAACCGCATTTTTGAATGCTGATGTTGAATTGCAAGCATTAGGTTTCGACCCTGCAAAATTACAATTAAATGAAGCCAGACAGTACCTCGCTTTAGAAATTAGCAGGGCTTCAGGCATTCCGGCAAGTTTCGTATCTGCTGAAACAACATCAATGACTTACTCAAACATGACAGCCGAAAGAAAAGCATTGATTGACTTTTCACTTCGTCCAATACTTACAGCAATTGAGCAAAGACTTAGCCAACCGGATTTCGTGCCAAACGGTATGGAAGTTCGATTTGATATTGATGATTTCTTGCGTGGATCTGCATTAGAGCGTGCGCAAGTTTATGAAATCCTAAACCGCATTGGCGCAATGAGCGTTGAGCAAATCCAAGAGGAGGAGGATCTAATTCGATGAAAATTAGTTTCCCAATAGAAATAACAGCTGCCGACACCAACAAGCGAACTATCTCAGGAAAGATTGTAACTTGGGATGAGCAAGGTTCAACTAGCGCAGGATTAACCGTATTTGAAAAAGATTCAATTGATTTTTCTAAGCCTGTAAAATTATTACTTGAGCACCAAACAACAAAGCCATTGGGCAAGTTAGTCGATATAACTGCCACAGATACAGGCTTGGAAGCAACATTTCGTTTGGCTAAGACTTTTCGTGCGGATGACGCATTAGAGGAAGCAGCCACAGGACTTCGTGATGGTTTCAGCGTAGGCGTAAAGATTAACCAATGGAAAAATGTGGAAGGCGTGTTACGCATCCAATCGAGTTCCTTGCAAGAGGTCAGTTTAGTAACTGAACCGGCAATCGACAGCGCAAGAGTGGCTGAGGTCGCAGCAAGTCAAACACCAGAGAATTCCGAAGCAACCGCTGAGGAAACAACAACACAGGAGGACAACTTGTCTGATACAACATCAGAGGCTCCTATCGCAACCGAAGCGGTAGAAGCATCACAAGCTCCAGTTGTAACTGCTCAATACATGGCATATACAAAGCCTCGTGTTGATACAAATGTTACAGCGGGACAATACGCAGCAGCACAGATTCGTGCAATTCAAGGCGATACTGATGCTCGTGATTTAATTGCAGCATTACAAATAGCAACAACCGGTGAGAACACAGGAATGGTTCCACCGAACTATCTACGAGATGTAATTGGAGTTATTGATTCATCCCGTCCATTTATTGATTCAATCGAGCGTGCTCCACTACCAGCAAGTGGTCTTAAGGTGTTCACGCCTGTGCTTGGAAATCAAGCAATCGTAGGTCAAACTGCTGAAGGTGTTGAGTTTGCATCACAAGACACAGCAGTAACATTCCAAGAGGACACCATTGTAAAATTTGCTGGAGCAAATGTTGTCAATGTTGAACTGCTTGATCGTTCAGACCCTTCATTCCTAGATTTGTTAATTCGTGAATTAGCAGCATCTTATGCACAAAAGACTGACGCTTATGCAGCCAAAATTGCATCAGAGGCAGCAGCAGGATCATCAGGCGCATCAATCTATGCAGCAATCGCTGATGGAATTGCAGATGCTTATGGCGTTATGCGCTTCACACCAAACCGTTTGATGGTTGCTCCATCAGGTGGCGAGGATGGCATTGACTTCGCTGGATTACTTGGCGCAGTTGCAGATGGTCGTCCACTATTTGCAGCAGCAGCACCACAAAATGCTGCCGGCTTAATTACACAAGGCTCAACAAATGGAACAGTCGCAGGACTTGATCTAGTTGTAGATCCTAACTACACAGGTGACAATGCAAATGTTAAGCACGCATTGATCTACCCATCAGCAGCAATGCGATTCCACGAATCCGGAACATTTGACATTCGTGCCAATATCGTTGCAAATGGTCGAGTTGAGATCGGTCTTTACGGTTATGTTTGTGCGGTTAATCGTTACCCATCAGCATTCCGTAAGCTAGCAGTAGTCTAATTTAACTGAGTGCCTAGGGTTGCTCCCGATCCTAGGCATCCATTAAGGGAGATTAGAGAGAGGAATTTATGCCTTCAATTATTACCGCAACACAATTGCGCTCCGTATTGGGTGTAAGTTCCTCTCTTTACAATGACGCTTATTTAGATCAAATTATTGACACAGCAGAAACAGTTATTCTGCCAATGCTTGTAACATTCAAAAGCCCGATTCAAAAAGTGTCGCTGACAGATAATGTCGCCACTTTCACTACACTAGGAATCCATGAATTTACCGAAGGACAATCAGTTGTCATCACAGGATGCGGAACACCTTACAACGGAACAAGAGTTGTATTGGCAGACAATCTTGGAGAATATACCTTTTCGCAATCGATCACTAATAGCGATCTACTCGAGGCTAATGTCATCCCATCCGGAGTTGCTGCCCTTTCTGGCGGATCAACTTATGTTGGAAACGCAGCTGTTCAGTCAGCCGTCTATGCTGTTTCAGTCGAAGTTTTCCAAGCAAGACTTGCCGGCGGAGGACAAATCGAGGGAGTAGATTTTACTGCAACTCCGTTCAGGATGGGTCGATCACTTTTCAATAAGTGCGTGGGTTTATTAGGTTCATACATGGACACGGAAAGCATGTGTCAATAAATGCCTAATCAGACAATTCTTGAGCAGGTTAGGACACCTTTAGCAACCGCATTATCAACCGTTGCAGGTAATGTTTATTCATTTGTGCCTGAAACCGTAATTCCTCCAGCTGTGGTGTGCGTTCCGGATTCACCGTATCTTGAGTTTGAAACAATTAACAAATCTAACATTCGTGCCAAGGTCAATATGACCATTTCAGTCGCAGTTGCTTACAATAGCAACCCAGCATCTCTCGATAACATCGAGCAGTTAATCATAAGTGTTCTGGCAGTAATCCCAGCGGGATACATTGTCAGTTCGGTCGAAAGACCAACAGTTACACAAGTTGGAGCAAGCACTCTGCTAATCGCAGATGTTCGAGTTTCTACCTACTACACAAGAACCGTCTAAGGAGTAATCATGGCAACCGTAGTAATTACCGGTCGTGATATTTCGCTGTCTTTCTCAGGTGGAACAGACATCGAAGCACAAGCGACTAATGCAGTATTAACAAAAGTCAATGAGCGTCAGGTTTATCAAACACTTGATGGCGAGGCTTACAAGACAACCAACATCTCCGCTACATTCCAATTGGATATGCTGGCAGATTGGGGCAAAGCAAACTCAGTTTGTGAAGCTCTATGGACAGCAGCAGAAACTGCTCCAGACACCGACATCAATATCACTTTGACAGCTGCAACTGGTGCCGTATTTATATTTCCAGTAAAACCTGAGTTCCCAACAGCAGGGGGATCAGGAATCGATGCGCAAACAGTTTCATTCACCTTTACAGTTTCAAAGGGTGATGTAGGCGAATCATTTAGTTAAGAAATAGAAACGGGAGCAAACAATGAAGTTACCAATCACAATTGAATATAACTCAGGCGAGCAAGCAACCTACATTGCCCAACCGCCTGAGTGGGCTAAATGGGAGAAATCAACTGGGAACACCATAAGCCAAGCAAAAGAAAAACTTGGCATGTGGGATTTGATGTTTTTGGCATACAACGCTCACAAGCGAGAAGCTGCTGGAAAACCAGTTAAACCATTTGAGGCTTGGATGGAAACAGTCAGCGATGTAATAGTCGGTGATGCAAACCCAAAAGCCACGCAGCAGGAAGCCTAAACAGATTATTGGTTGAGTTGGCAATTGCCACAAAGATACCAATGAGCGAATGGGTTGATGCGGATGACATATTAACAGCGATCGAGATATTGGAGGCAAGGAATGGCTAAAGAAACCATTGCATACAATAAAAATGATCTGCGTGATATTTACAAAGCATTCAAACTTATGGATGACCAAGCTACTGAGGAAGCAAGATCGCAGTCTGCTGCTCTGGCTTATTTTGCATCGCAAGAAATTAAACAAGCAGCTGGATCTCGAACAAAGGCTGGCAAGGTTGCGCAAAGAGTCGCAGATGGCGTTAGCATCTCTAAGTCCAGCAAAATCGGTGAGTTCCGTTATGGTTTCGCACGACAAAAGTTTTCAGGTGGGGCTACAACGCAAACCTTATGGGGTGGTGTTGAGTTTGGATCTAATAAGTTCAAGCAGTTCCCTGCATATTCAGGACGGCAAGGCAGAGGTTCAAGAGGTTGGTTCATCTATCCAACGCTTCGCAGAATTCAGCCTGAATTGATTAACAAATGGGAACAGGCATTCAATCGCATTATTAAGGAATGGGTCTGATGGCAACCGGTAATCGCACCTTAAAGTTATCAATCCTTGCCGATGTTGATGACTTAAAAAAGAAGCTAGGCGAAGCCGACAAAGCGGTTGAAAATAACTCAAGCAAGATTTCAGAGTTTGGCAAGAAGGCTGCTGCTGCATTTGCCGTTGCTGCTGCTGCTGCCGTTGCCTATGGCACTAAATTAGCCATTGATGGGGTCAAGGCTGCCATTGAGGATGAGCAGGCACAATTAAGGTTGGCTAATGCTTTAAGGGAAGCCACAGGCGCAACTGATGCCCAAATAAAGGCAACAGAGGACATGATCCTCAAGACATCTTTAGCAACAGGCGTGGCAGATGACCAACTTAGACCAGCCTTGCAAAGATTGGCAGTATCCACAAAAGATACTCAGGAAGCCCAGAATTTATTAAACCTCGCTTTAGATATTTCAAAAGGTCGAGGATTAGAACTTGAAACAGTTGCAAACGCATTAGGTCGAGCACAAGATGGTAATACCACAGCCCTAGGCAGATTAGGTCTTGGTTTATCTAAGGCAGAATTATCAACCTTATCTTTCACCGAAGTTCAAGCAAAATTATCTGATCTTTATGGTGGATCAGCAGCTGCAAATGCCGAAACATTCCAAGGCAAAATGGATCGATTAAAAGTAGCATTTGACGAAGCCAAAGAATCTTTAGGTGTTCTTTTATTACCACAGGTTGAAAAATTTACAAATTATTTATTAAGTACTGGCATCCCAACACTTGAAGGATTCATTGCTGGCTTAAGTGGTGATAAAGGATTAACTGAGGCACTAACTGAAAGTCAAAGAGGTGCTGAAAACTGGGGCAAAGCAATTGGCGGAATTGCTAGTATTATTCAAGGATTTATTAACTTCCTAAGAGAAGTGATTGGACTATTAACTGAATTTGCTAACCAAGCAATTCGACTAATCAATTTAATTCCGGGGACTAATGTCAGTTACATCCCAAATGTTTCACCAAATGCGTCCGCATTGGGAATGCTTGGCGCACCAGCCTTGCCAAGTCCAACTGCAAACACTAGAGAAAACCGCACAACGGTAAATAACATCACAGTTCAATCAGTTGATTCTGAGGGTGCTGCTCGGGCAGTCGCTAAAGTCTTAAATGAAAGCGCATCCAGATCAGTTCCACAGCTATACAACAGCGGGATCACTAGGGCTCGATAATGACAGTTTGGAATCCAGACTGGAAATTAACTGTTGCAGGTGTTGATTACACAGACATCGCAATTGCTGACATAACCCATCAAGCAGGGCGAAGCGATATTTACTCTCAGCCTAATCCATCTTATTTGCAGGTTGCCTTAGTTGCTTTATCTGGTCAAACATTACCATTTGACATTAACGATAGTTTAAGTTTGCAAGTTAAAAACAGTTCCGGAACTTACGTAAATCTGTTTGGTGGAGATATTACTGATGTAACTGTTGAGGTTGGTGCAACTGGATCATTGGCAACTGTTGTTAATTACACAATCCTTGCAATGGGTTCATTGGTTAAACTTGCAAAAGAAGTTTATAACGACAATCTTTCACAAGATGAGGATGGCGACCAGATTTATGAGTTGCTATCTAGCGTATTGTTGGCATCATGGAATGATGTTCCAGCAGCTACAACATGGGCGACCTATAACGCAACAGAAACTTGGGCAACGGCAGGTAATCAAGGTTTAGGCGAAATCGATCAACCAGGGCTTTACACAATGTCTAGCAGACAAGCTGAGCCCGATACTATTTACAACATTGCAAGTTTTATTGCTGACAGCGCATTTGGTTATCTTTATGAGGAACCAAATGGAGATATTGGCTATGCCGATGCTGACCACAGGCAGACTTATCTAGCAGCTAATGGGTATGTTGATTTGGATGCAAACCATGCTTTAGGTCAAGGATTATCAACAATCACAAGATCAGCCGATGTCCGAAACGACATTTACATCAATTATGGAAACAATTTTAATTCACAGAAAACTGCTACAAGTCCAGATTCGATTGCGTTGTATGGCTACAAAGCAGAAAACATTTCATCCGCCATTCACTCAGCTGTAGATGCTCAGGAAGTTGCAGATCGCTACATTGCCCAGCGTGCCTTCCCATTACCAGCCTTTCAATCCATAACTTTTCCAATAACCAATTCAGAGATTGACAATAGCGATCGGGACAACCTATTGGGCGTGTTTATGGGTCAGCCATTAAACATCCAAAACCTGCCATTGCAAATATCAAATGGCGAATTTGAAGGTTATGTTGAGGGTTGGTCTTGGCGTACTCGCTTCAATGAATTATTCCTGACAATCAATCTGTCGCCTGTGGCGTTTAGTCAGGTGGCAATGCGTTGGAACACAGTTCCAATAGGCGAGCGTTGGAACACTTTAAGCAATACTTTGACATGGGAATACGCTACAATCGTAGCCTGATAATAGGAGAAAAATGGCAACTACCACGAACTACAGCTGGACAACTCCAGATGACACCGCGCTAGTAAAAGATGGCGCAGCAGCAATCCGATCACTTGGAACTGCAATCGATAGCACAGTATTTACAAATGCTGGAGCAGCTGTTGCAAAAGCAACTGTTGATGCAAAAGGTGATTTAATTGTTGGAACAGCAGATAACACAGTTGCAAGATTAGCTGTTGGCGGAACTAACGGACATGTTTTAACTGTAGATAGCGGAGAAACAACAGGATTAAAATACGCTGCTGTTCCTGCTGCTAGTAAATCATTTTCTTTATTAAACGCTGGTGGCACTTCACTATCTGGAAGCACAACAACTATTTCAGGCATTAGTAATCAAGACCAACTATTTATTTTGGTTAGCGGTGCATCTTTAACAGCACAAGGCAGAGTTCGAGTAAGATTTAATAGTGATACTGGCAGTAATTATACTTGGTATGGTGCAAGGAAAGAAGTCACCAGCGCCACTGGCAATCCATCTACCGACTCAGCAAGTTCTTCGACAGATTCTCTTTTTGAATCTTTATTTTTATTTGCAGCAGCTACAACTGGTTCTTTTGGTATGACAGTAAGTGGCGCTGCAACTTCAGGAGTAAAAATGGTTGATCAAGTAGGTGGAATTTCTGCAAGCGCTGGTGCAGAAGCATATGACATCAAAGGTGTATGGAATAACAGCGCAACTATTACCTCAATTAGCATCATAACCGCTGGAACTTTTGATGCTGGAACCGTCTATGTATATGGAGCCTCATAAAATGAAAATAATTGAAAAAGAGTTTAATATTCAAACTGGCGAGGAAACTATCACTGAGCGTGATGAAACTGCTGCTGAGAAAAAAGAAAGAGAAACAAGGGAAAAAGAAATTGCAACAGCTCAAGCCCAAGCCGAAGCAAAAGCAACAGCACGCCAAGCGATTGCAGATCGTCTTGGTTTAACAGCTGATGAACTTCAAGTTTTGCTTGGCTAATGAAACCCTGGTTATCAAAATCTGCTGTTCAATTTAGAGAGCAAGTAGATGATTGCTTCCCAGAGCGTTTGCGTAAATCTGATGGGTGGATTGGTGATGCTAGACATAGCACACGAAAGAGCGACCACAACCCAGATGCAACAGGGTGCGTCAGGGCAATTGATATTGACGCTCGGCTTTCTGACGACAAAGGGCTTTCAATATATCTCGCAGATCAAATTCGACAATACGGGAAATCTAATAAGCGCATCTCTTATGTGATCCATCAAGGCAAGATTGCTTCACCCATTCTCAGATGGCGGTGGAGAAAATACAAAGGCAATCCCCATGCACACCATATCCATATCAGCTTCAAATCAGACCAAGACCACAACTCAGATTTTTTTGACATACCACTACTAGGAGGCAAAGCATGAAACTATCGAACAAACACAAGGCTGCGATCAAGTCATACTTGAGAGCTGTGGCTGCCTCTGGAATAACCGTTATCTTGGCAATCGTTGCTGACATCAGACCAGAGTTTGCAATTCTTGCCGGTGCATTGGTTGCACCTATAGCAAAAGCATTAGATCCAAAATCAGGGGGCGAAGCTGATTACGGACTTAATGCGAAATGACAGCCAACGAATGGGTTGGTATAGCCGTTGGCGTATGCGCCATATCAACAAGTTTATTACTGGGTCTGCGTTGGGTTATTAAATCCTACTTACAAGAATTAAAACCCAATTCTGGAAGTTCGATCAAGGATCAAATTACAAGACTTGAACAGCGTGTCGATGATCTGTTTGTCTTAATCAGTAAGCGATAATTTTAATTATGG